GAAGCAAGTAGTCCTTGTTTAGCCATTGTTTATTAAAATCCAGAGTAGAAGAATTGTTGTTGTCTTGTTTGACCAGTTAAGTTGTTTGCTCCAATACCTGCACCAAATGTAACATCATCTAATGTAACGTTTTGAGTAGATAGTAATGTAGCGTCAGCGTCAGGGAACTTAATCGTTCTAGGACCTGAAATACCCTCTGCTGATAATGTAACTTGACCTGATGTGTTACCAGTAGTTTTAATGACTGGAGAGTTGAGACTCTTATTAAAGAGTTCTCCTGCAGACTTCTCTGTTACAAGTATATTGTATGTGTCTGCACCTCTATTTAGACTGTCTGTATTAGGGAATCTGAAGATTTCATTAGTTGATGTGTTTGCGTTAGCAACGTTAAACGAAATCTTTTTAGTTGCGTCAGTATTGTCAACTAAAAGTAGTCCTTCATAACTCTTGTTTGAGATAGTCTGAGTAGTGGTAGTACCAACTAAGGTTAGTGATAAATCAGGAACCGTAATGGTTCTGTTTGCAGTTAGAGCAGAAGTATTGAAGATCGCATAGTTAGTTGCTTCTTCAGCGTTTGCTGCTAACTTCAAATCAACCAGAGTTTTTGTAAGTAAAGTCTGTTCTGATTTAGTATCAATAAGTGTTGATGCTGTAGCGGTAGGTTCTGCAGTAGTTGTTACTGTACCTGCATCAGGTAAAAAGTAAGAACGTCTTGCACTAGAAGTAGTTGCCCAGTTAATTTGGAAGATTGCTTCTTCTGTGCCATCAACAATAACAAGGTTATCCTCATCAATAAGAATAGTTTTATTTGTTAGAGTCTGCTGAGTATCAGAACCAACAACGGTAGTTCCGTTACCAGAGGTGATAGCAGGAAGAGTAAAGATACGAGTGTTAGTACCAGTACCAACATTACTTACTTCAAATCTTGCTTTAGGACCTTGTGCGTCTTCTAAGATAAACGTTTGGTCAGATATAATAAAGTTACCCGTAACTTTAATAGCACCCGTACCTTTCGGTGCGAGAACAATATCAGTATTGTTTGCTGAGTCATCAACTGCAGTTATGTACAGTGATGTACTACTATTACCATTATCAATACGAGTACAGTAGAAACCCCCATCACCAAAAGCAATGCCAAGTTGATCGTATGCATTTTGATACAATCCACTATCTCTATCCAAGTCAAAACATAATCCAGGTGCTGCTTTTGTGCCCTGTGCTAGTCCTTTGAATAACTGATTAACTTTTGCTTTTCTATTTGGAATCAATGGATCTGACACCACCACTGGAAGAATTGCTTCTCCCGACAGGTTAGAGTCTGATATTGTGTCCAGTTGTGAAATCTTTCTGGTTCCCACGAATAATCACACTTACTATGCTACAAGGTTATTTATACAAGAAGTTCACCCTCCTGTAAGGTCTATATGTTCATCGTCTTCAGTTTCTTCTTTTGTCCGATATGCCCATTCTTCCGTATGTCCTACAGACCACCATTTTGGTAAAGTTTCTACAGCATAATTTTGTGTACATACCTTAAAGTCAGGTCGTTTCATATTATCATTATCAACTAAACTATTATCATAAAACTGACATCTATTGTTTGGTTGTGCTGCAAACTGTCCGTTGTCTAGTGCGATAATATTGAATGTCTTATGTTCTGGATCATGTTCTGAGAAGTTAGTATCTAATACAGAGAAGTCAGGGTGTGCTGTATCAATGGTAAACTCATACTCACCAGGATGCATCTTCTTATCTTTACCAAAGAACTGACATCTACCTAGTATGGGTTTTTCTACAACTGTAATATTATAATCAAAACAATCCCATAGTTCTAATACATCTAGTGGCAACTGATCATCCCAATCAATATCTTCTTTCCATACAAATGCACTGAGTGGTAACTTATCGAAGAGTGCACCATAGTCAGTTAGCAATGTCTCAAAATATAATGCCTTTGCTTGTATACTTCTAACTGAGATCCATATTCCTGGTGTCAGTTCTCCATGACCTTTTTCTAGATCATAAAGGTATTCTTTTTTCACCCATACTTTCCTCGGAGGTAAAGGATGTACTAAGTATGCCATTTTAATTTAGTTTTCAATACTTGTAATCGTCTTTTTGCACGACGGAGTGCTTGAGGTTTTAGTTTCCTCTTGAGTTCTTTTTTACTGTGATGTTGCCAATTAGGGATTTTCATCAGTTTATGGTGTTTGTCCTATACCTTGATTACTTATAAACTGTTTACGAAACTCTTCTACTTGTTCTTGTACTTCTGGTTCAATAGGAGAAACTTCAGCAACAGGAGTTACCATCACTGATGATCCAGTTTCAAGTTTTACTTTCCAACAAACTCTGCTAGTTTCGGTCAAACTAGTAATAAATGCGAGGTTATCCTCGTATTGTCTCATTGTAATGTCGATTGGTCCAATCATTGTTCAGCAAATGTGTAAGTAATCATCTCAGTATCTACAATGTCAGCAATTTCACTGCATGCTGCAGTAAAATCTTGTGCTCCTTCTAGATTGTGGGGAAACTCCATGAGTCTATCATTACCATCAGTATCTAATACTGTAATAGTACGTTTTGATAGGTTGATAAAAACATGGATGATAAAGGTTTCGTTCATGATTCTATTATATGATAGAACAATAAACCTGTCAAGTTAGTTTAGGTAAATTGTTTTTGCAGTTACTCTGAATGTTCCTGTTACGTCAGTATCCATATTTCCTCCAACCTCTATACTATAATTCTTAGTAATATTATGAACTGCTCCTTGATCTCCTTCTACAGTAAGAAAATGTCCACCTTCTAGTACATCTGTTTTCATACCAGTAGCACCACATTTAGTATTGATAGGACCATTTAGGTTAGTAGTCACAATCGGTGGCACTTTCATATGAGGTGATGCGGGTAAAACGTCAGTTATGATTTGTCCATAGCAAACTGTAGTAATACCAGGTTTCTTCGCTTTATCATCAACTGGTTTGTTGATATAGTTAAACATATTTGGTGTAGTATTTGTGATTGTCTTCATCGAAGAAATCAAAGTATCACCTTTACACATAAAATCTGCTTTTTCTGTTTGTAAACTGTAATCATCTAAGATTCCTTCAAATTTCTTAGCACCCATTTTTATTTTTGATGCCTGTGCTTGAAATGTTGCACCTGATACGTTGAAGTCTAAGTCTGAGTTAAATGTAATAGTATGTTTTTGTACTTTGTCCTTATCTTCTGCAGGTTTACCATTTTTGTCAACTTGTTTTGCTGCACCAACAGCATCCATAAAGAATCCACCACCAACTTCAATATGACAATCACCAGTAACTTTCAAACGATAGTCACCTTCAACGTTTACAACCTTATCACCATCAATATTTGAGCATTCATCACCCATGACATCCATAGTGTGATTACCTGCGTAAGATGTATGGTCTGCAACTAAGTTACCTGTATCATCATTTGAACCACCTCTATTACTCTTCTTATATGCTGCTAACTTTTGATCTATCTCCTCTTGCGTAATATCTGGATTCTCATCCTTGATCTGTTTAAGGAACATATATTCAGCATATGTGTTGTTGTTTATATTAATAGATGTATGAACTGTACCACTAGGTTCTCTGACAACATGTGCCTGACGACCTGGAGTTCCAATATGCTGAGTGTATCCACCACTAGTAAATGTTGTTATTGCCTGTAAATATGGATCTGCTTTGTTAAACACTTGATCTAAGATTCCTGTACCTGCACTTTCTCCCGCACAAGCACCTCTTTTACCTCTAATTTTATTAATATTTTCTAGTTCTTCATCACTACAACTTGTAACACCAAATAAAGGATAAAAACCATTCTTTGCTTTACCACCATTAGGTTTTCTATCACACTCATCACCAGAACCGATATTTGAAAATAATGCAACTAATCCTGTTAACCCTGCAAGACCATTTTCCATTAAGTTGGTTCCTGGCTCAAATATTGAATCTCCTTTCTCCCATTGTGATATTATATCCTTTACACCACTTATTCCTTCAGTTGTTGTTTTAACTGCACTAATAACTTTTTTCATATCAGCAAGCACATTTTCTACATTACATACTATACTATCAATGATTGCTTGCACTCCTTGTAAAAGCATTTCTGCTTTACTAAGAAGACCATTTAACATACCATTGATTAAACCCTCAATAGTTGCCATAGGAGAGTTAATAAAACCTGCTATCTGACCATCAATAGCACATAATCCAGA